CCGTGTATGCCTGCGTATCCAGAATAGCCGACACTATTGCTATGATGGAGGCAAATGTGATTCGTGTGGGTCGAGATGGATCACGTCGCAAGATGAAGAACAATCAGATTAACACTCTGATTAGTCGAGAGCCCAATGAATACATCGGCGCCTATGAGTTCTTCCAGAGGATCGTCAGCGACGCTCTGCTGTATGGCACGGGGCACGCCTTCATTGATCGGAGCAATGCGAAGGTGCAGATGTACCACATTCCCGCAAGCCGAATC